CGCTGCGTATGCAGTGTCGAGCTTGTACAAGCTGTTGCCGGACACTACGTAACCATAACCATTAAACGTCCACATCCCACGAATTGGGCCAGACCCAATGGTCGCCAATAGGCGCAACCCTGGCGCGCGCTGCAAGAACGCAGGCTCTTTGCCGGCTTCTGGCACAATCTCAGGAAACATGTTGACCATACGCGCGTCCGCAGCGTTGACGCTGCGAGCCACGTATGCCGAACCTAAGATAGGCGTTTTCATGCTGTCCCCAACTTACGAAAGCCTTTGCCAGTAGACCAAACAGTGTCGCCGCAACGAATAGCAATCATAGGGCCGCAAAAATTATCCACGCTATGGACGTACATACGCTTTGTGCGCACGCACATTTCAAACCACGGCAGACGAATGGTTAGTTCCATTGAATAATATTTTTAATAGTTAAGCTAACACTGCACCGCGAAGCGAAATAGGCCACCAATCAGTGCCAATAAATTGAAGAATACAAGCGTCGCCTATAGTGTTAAAAGTAATTGTAGTGCCCGCCCCCAAATTAGTGGGGGTTAAAATGCCCGTATCGCCGCCCGCAGCTTCGGCCACATAAATAATGGTTTTAAGTTGCCCTTCTACTCCATTAGCTAAAGTAAGCGCGTTGCCTGTAGCAGTAGAAGTAAATTTAGTAACGGGTTCAGTAACATTAACCGCGCCCGCCCCTGAAAGCGCTTGAACGGCTTCAACAATAGCCCCGCTAAAAGTTTGATTTCCGGAAAATGTTGCTGTAGTTATTGTTGGGCTAGTTCCAAAAACTAAAGCGCCAGATCCAGTTTCACCCGTAACCGCGCTTGCAAGATTTGCGCTTGAAGGTGTCGCCAAAAAAATAGCTACGTTTGCGCCAAGCCCTGAAATACCTGTAGAAACCGGCAGCCCCGAACAATTAGTCAACGTGCCGCTTGTTGGCGTTCCAAGTATCGGGGTTGTCAGAGTTGGGCTAGTAAACAATAGCGCGTTAGTAAGCTGTTTTGTTGTGCCTCCTTGGACAATAGGCAAAACGTCGGTCGTAGCGGCGCTAGCGGCTATAGGAAGGGCTGAAATTGCAATGGTAGTCATATTAGTAATTTCCTGCGTAGATGTTAAACCGCTGACGAGTTGCCACCAACGAGTAAGGCATAGACATCACGTCATCTGGGTTGTTGACGCGCTTCAGATTACGTTTGGACGTCATGGCGATGCGTTGCACTTGCGGTGACGGCTCAACGCCAAACTCAGGGGCAAACTCCATAGCCAAATTGTAGACAAACGCACGCAAATAGCCTGGCGGAAAAGTTAAATTGGTTGCCAAGTTTGCGGGGGTAGTCAGCTGCTGCACCGACACAAAATGCCATTCAAGAACACGCGTTGGCTTGGGGTAGATCGTCATGGTGATGTCTGGGAACGTATTGTTCACAAACATGACCTGCGGATAGGTGCTGGTGACCGTTTTGACCGCAATACCGTTGTACTGTTGCTGATTGATTAGCTTGATGCCGTAAGACACGTTGGTGCTAGCGTCGCGAAAGTATGTTGCGTCATCAATCAACACTGGGCGGTTGCCCACAAAATTGCCGGTCGGGCCAAGCGTGCGGGTAATCTCGTCAGGCGGCCAGTTAAAAATCTGCTCTTCCGTGCAAAACACAGCCAAACGCTCAGTGTTCCACGAATCAATCATCTGATTGAGCGCAGTCAGACCGTCTTGCATTACCGACGCCGAAGACGTTTCGCCTTCAGCCAATACGCCAAGCAATCGCAACGCTCGGTTGATTTGATCGCCAGCAGTAGTGGCCATATCCGCTCCTTTAAGCTGCCGCCTCTACGGGAGGGCGGCCACGACGACGTTTAACTTCCAGTTCATTGGCTGGTACCGCCGCTTCAGGCTCTGAAGGCGTGTCGGGATTATACCGAAGCCAGCCGTTTTGTTCATCAAATTCGGCTTCTAGCTCCATAGTGGCAACCTTAGTACCGTGAACCGGGTGTTGTAAATATATAGGCATGGGAGAACGGGGCCGAAGCCCCGCCTTAATTATGACGTGCAGTGAATAATGGCAAAATTAATAACTACTGCTTCAGACAATGACCCACCTGAAATATTACGCAAAGTAATGCTGACAGAACCAGCGGTAAGCGAATTAGCAAATACATTGTATGAGCCAGGGGTTGCTTGCCCACCAGAAATAGTCAAAATTACCGCATCGTTTGCGCCAATTATTGAATTGTTTAGCGTAAAAGTTGCGTTAGTTGCAGTTGTCAATGATGCGTTATTCATTGTAATTTTACCAGCAGATTTATTCAGCGTAACTGCTGTTGATTTGCTAGTCGCTTGCGTTACTTCACCTTGCGCGGCAGCAGAATAGCCAAGTTCTTGACTTGCATAGCAAGTCGTAAATTCGGGGTCGCTGTATGCCACGCCTATTGCTTGAGTATTAGGCATGATCTATCCTTTAAAAACGGGGGCCGAAGCCCCCGCAGATTTACTTCAGAAATGCTGAATAAGCAGCATCGCCAGTGCGAACAAACATGTAAGTGTGTGCGCCGAAACGTGGGACAGTAACAGAACCGGAGATCGTAATGCCTGTGCCAGTGGTAACTGGAACAGTAGATGACGAGCCGGTGTTGTTGTTGTTGCAGATTGTTAACTCAAACGACGAACCTACTTTAGCGCTAGGAACAGCCGCGTCCAGCAAAGTAGCCGTAGGAAGAGTAACGGTCAGCGTTGCGTCGCTACCTTTGTTGCAAACAACTAGGCCCGCAGCTACTTGAGCGCCGGTCAGGGTGGTGTCGCCGGTCAAAGTTGTAGGGATAGATTGAGCGCCAAGAATTGCTTCACCCAAATTGCCATCGCCGAGCTGGTATCCACCAGCGCCATTAGGAAGAGCCATGATAAATTTCCTTTAAAAAGAGTGTCGTTAATGGGGGTCGAAACCCCCACCAGTGCTTAGCCCCAGACGCGGCAAGCCATTTGCGGACGAATTGTGCTAAAGCCGTACAGAACGTCGATACGGCAAGGCAGACGGTCATTGTTGATGTCGTATTGACGAACAATACGCATCGAAATGCCGTTATGGACTTGGCGGGAAGCCATGTCAACGCCTTGTGGCATCAGCAAGTCAGCGGTCGCAAAAGTGATCGCATCTTTGTGGTAGACGAGGTTCTGTGCGTACTGAGTTGAAGCTGCGCCAACAAAAGTCACTGCTGCGTTGTCTTGTGGGAACGAATTGATAGTCGCCAGAGCGTTATCAGACGTGTACATAGCAGGCGAAATAGCGATGTTTGTCCAAGCGCCGCCAGCAGCAGTGCTTGCCTGAGTCACAGTGAACTGCTGGAGCGAACCAGTAGACTCACGGGTCTGTGGGTTAACCGCAAACACGTTAGCGATAGTAAATACGTCGCCGACAGTAACGGTTGCCGAACCAGTGCCGCCATCAATGCTGATGGTTGACTGACCCTGAGTTGACACAGTGCCGTTTACCAAAATGGTGTCGGCGGTAGAACGCGTGCCGGTGGTGTGCTGCTTGATCGACTGAGACATGTTGACTTCGTCGTAGCCCAGAACGCCGGTGCCCATCATGCCGTTTTTGAACTGGCGGCTGATGGTGTCAGTCGGATTGAACAGACCTTTCATGCCTTCAACCAGACCAGCGTTAGCAGCTGGGTTAACAGTTGCGTAGCGCGGCGACATCACAGCTGCGTTTTCGTTCAGCTTCTGCTGGGCTTGCAGCAGAACGAGTGAAGTCGATGGGGTGGTGCCTGGCGTGCCAACAGTGTTGTAGATGCTCTTGTACGAGTTAGCGACGTCAGCATCAATGCTGGAAGCCAGCTGAGAAATACGAGGCTTCAGAACACGTTCTGCAAAGTCATCCAACTGCATGGTGAGTTCGGCGGAGGTAAAGTTCACGCCGATGTGCTTCTGCGAAGCAACAGTCAGTGTGGTGAACTGTTCGTTGTCGTCCTGAACTTGCAGGGCGGCGCCGTCGGTCACCAAAGCGCGGTCTGGTAAAC